GTTTTTGCATACCCCATAAATAATATGTATAGAAATTATATATAATTATTATATCTATATTATATATATAAAATATATATCTATAAATATATTGCCTTATTTATGACACATTATAAACAAAGTTATGCCTCAATATTATAGTATGGTAAATATATGACAAAGTGTTGCATAAATATCACACCTTTAGATGTTTCACGTGAAACATTACAAATTAGAATGATTCTAATTAGCAATCAATTACAGGTTGTATTAGGGGGGGGTATTAAAAAAGCTAGTAAAATAAGGGTTAATTTAACAATTCAAAATTTTGAATTAAATAAGTTGACGCTAGTTATTAAAAATGCGATAAAGGAACATGATTAATTTTAAAAATATAAAAAATTATATTGGGTTAATCATATTAATAAAAAGGTAAGTTATGAAAAACGAAAAAAATGTAGAGTTTAAGCCAGTAAAATTATCAGCTGAACAATCTAAACAAGTGACACAAGTTGATGATATTTTGACAGCTGAAAACTCAGTAGGCAATCAAAAAATAGTTTTAGTAAATATGATAACTGAAACTATTAATTCTAAAAAAGTTAAAATGGAATATACTGAAATCAATAAAACGACAGGCGTTGAAAAGGTAATTTCATTTGATAGCTTAAACCAAATAACTAACAAAGATGTTAAGGGTTTAGCTGATACTTATAAAAAATGGTTAGGCGTTGATAAGTTAAAATCATGGGCTTCAACTACTGACAATGGAAAAGAACGTATGAGAATTTTAAAAGAGTCTTTATGGGTTGCCATTGTTACAGCTAAAACCGAAGTGATCACAAAAAATAAAAAGGGTGAGCAATTTACAGGAAATAAAAATAGTGAAATTTTTGTTGATGGTGATTTTGCTAAAAACTATTCAGATAATGATAAGGGTTTAGATATTGTGAGTATGAAATTTTCACAATTAAAAAGAGCAACCCAAAATTATATAGCTGATAAGAAAACACCAATTAACTCAACTGAGGTTTCAGCTAGAAATAATGGTTTTCAAACTCTTATGAAAAAATCAGTATTAGCCATTGATGATGCTAAAGAAAAAATTGTATTGGGGGAAAATAACCCAAACGATTTAAACGCTGTTAAAAGTGTTTTCATTAAAGCACAGCAATATATTGAGGAACACAACAGAGTTCAAGCTAGTTTAAAAAAAGCTAGTTAATAAAAGCTAACACCAAAGCCCCCCTCGTAAAACAGGGGGGTTTTTTTTGCCTACTCTAAAAATAGATCTGGTTACCATTAAGCTGTACTAGGTACAAAATTTTGCTTGACCCCAAACTCACACCAAACGAAACCACAATTAAAACTAGGGTAACCCTTGACTATATTCTGGGGGGAAACTTTTTTATTTTTGCGATTACCCTTGATTTACCTAAGGGGTACACGAGTGACCACCCCCGTATGCCCCCGTAGATATATAGGATTATGCTAAAATCTCAGATTCCCTTGTAAACCACCTAGTGCCTATATTTAAGCACTCAATATTCTGTAAATCTCCTGGCAATATGCTAGGGTGTTCCCTAGGGGGTATGTATAAATAGGTATATATTATATATAAAACCCCCCCGTAGTATCTTCAATACTATTATACACCTCCTTTTTACTTTTGTCAATGCTGATATGTTACAAAAGTGTCGCAGTTTACAAATAATCTTAAATTAGTACTTGACAAAAGTCAATATCGTGTGTATACTAGAATCAGGTACACTTTAAACGGGCACACAAACACAATCGCATGCATACATGCACAACGGGTCATCACTAAACTGTACCAATTTTATCGGGAACACCTAGGATTCCCATAAAGTTTAACAATTTAAGGATATAATTATGGCTATAACAAATAAAAAAACTCTGGAGAAGATGAAAAAGAAGAATCTTAAGTCTATCAGAGTCGACAAAGATGGTAAAGTCACTAATGCTGGTAAAAAATCTAGCAAGAAAGGTGGTTCTATCTTCGAAAGTCCAAGATCTAAAGCAATTAGATTATCAACAGAATCAGGAAAAGCTAATACAGCTGCTACATCTAAGATGTACGCTGCAGAAAGCATGTTCAAAGCTAAAAAAGCTGCGACAAGAGATGAAGCTAAAACTAAAATTAGTGATAGATCATTTAAATCTACGTTTGATGATGCTACTAAAGCAGGTAAGAGTACTTTCACTTATGGTGGAAAGTCTTACATGACTAATAAAGGTAAAGGCGAGAACAAAGATAAGATGAAAACTAGAATTGCACCTAAGGGTAGCATTAAAAAGAAATCTAATCTAGACGCTGACACTGTTGCATCATACAAAAAAAGAATTAAGTACATGAAAGACAGAAAAGCTAAAGGTAAAAACTTCTCTGCTAAAAACTTAAAAGAGTTAGAAGCAAAATTAGCAGCAAACTAAAAACAATGTTAACCAAGAAAGCTTTGGATCTTCCATTTAAGGAAATCATGGAGCTTATAAACGCAAACAATGGATTCTACTATTCTAAAGACTCAAGACAAAAGCTTAACCGATACGCAGGAGAAATTTCTAGACGCATTATTCGGAGAAGCACAAGGAAACCCAAAGCGAGCAGGTGAAATTGCAGGTTACTCAGAACATTCATATCCTAAAGTTCTGCGTAATTTAAAAGACGAGATTGTTAAACGAGCAGAAAACTATTTAGCCATACATTCTGCAAAGGCTGCAACTAAAATGGTAAACATGCTAGAAGAGGATGGAACAACACCTCATGCTAGTATCAGAATGGAAGCAGCAAAACAAATATTAGATCGTATTGGTATTGTAAAGAAAGATCAATTAGATGTTAATATGAATTTAAAACATGGTATGTTTATATTACCAGCAAAAGATGAACCAGAAGAATCAATTGTTACTCCAGTCCAAGATTAAAAGAAAGGCACGTACAATTCCTTTTGGTTATAAATTATCAGAAGACCCAGATTATATTGAACCAATAGAATCTGAATTAGAAGCTTTAGAAGAAGCAAAAAAATTTTTAAAAACATGTTCATACCGAGAGGTAGCTATTTGGCTAACAAGAAAAACAGGAAGATACATATCATATGTCGGACTTAGAAAAAGAGTTGCAAGAGATACCGCTTCCAAAACCAAAGAAGAAAGTCAAAACCAAAGCCAAGCAGTCGGCTAAACAAGCTTTAGCTAGAACACGTAAAAAAGTTGCAAAGGCAGAACAATCTCTACGTTCAGCCAAGGCTCATGCAAAAAATGTCAAGGATAAATTGTTAACCATTGACAAAGTATTGGATGGTAAAGAACAGCAACTTATAACCCAAGACGTAATAGACGAAGTTCCAGAAAATATACAGGAACATCTATCTGCACAGAATATAATCTTTAAACCAAATGATGGTCCACAAAGAGATTTTCTAGCAGCATCAGAACGAGAAGTGTTTTACGGTGGAGCAAGAGGTGGTGGTAAATCTTATGCCATGTTAATAGATCCTCTACGATACTGTCATAAAGAACATCATCGTTGTCTACTACTTCGAAGAACAATGCCTGAGTTAAGAGATTTGATTAATCATTCTCAACGATTATACTCAAGAGCATATCCAGGAGCAAAATGGAGAGAGCAAGAAAAAGAATGGAGATTCCCATCAGGAGCAAAAATAGAGTTTGGTTATGCAGAGAACATGACAGACGTTTTGCGATACCAAGGGCAATCTTACACATGGATAGGAATAGACGAACTTCCACAATATCCTTCGCCAGATATATATAATTTTCTAAGATCGTCACTTAGATCAGTTGATCCAAGTATACCAGTATACATGAGGGCTACAGGCAACCCAGGTAACGTTGGATCACAATGGGTTAAAGAAATGTTTGTAGATCCTATAGATCCAAACACAGCTTTTAACATAGAGATTTCTACACCCACAGGTATAAAATATATAACAAGAAGATTTATACCAGCTAAGTTACAAGATAATCCGTACCTTATGCAGACTGATGATTACTATGCAATGTTATCATCACTACCAGAAGTACAAAGAAAACAATTTTTAAATGGAGACTGGGATGCATTTTCTAATGCAGCATTCTCAGAATTTGACAGAGATGTACACGTTGTTGAACCTTTTGAAATACCTAAAGGCTGGCAGCGATTTCGTGCTGCTGACTGGGGTTATAGTTCTCCTGCTTGTTGTTTATGGTTTGCTATTGACTACGATAATAATTTATGGGTTTATAGAGAACTGTATACTCAAAAGATTACAGCAGATGTATTCGCAAGAAAAGTTCTAGACCTAGAGCACGGAGAATACATACGCTACGGGGTCTTAGACGCTAGTACATGGGCAAGAAGAGGTGATGTGGGTCCAAGCATTGCAGAGACAATGATTCAAGCTGGATGCCGTTGGAGACCTTCTGATAGAACTCCAAGAAGTAGAATTAGTGGAAAGTTAGAAATCCACAAAAGATTAAAGGTTGAAGACAATGAACCTGGTATTCGTATATTTTCTAATTGTAGGAACTTATTAAGAACATTCCCTACACTACCAATAGATGATAGTAATCCAGAAGACATTAATACACACGTAGAAGATCACGCATATGATGCATTAAGATACGGATGTATGAGTAGACCGATGCATACAAGTTATGCAAGAAAAGCATTTGGTAGTAGTACAACAACTAATTTTGTCCCCTCAGATAAAATATTTGGATATTAACAAAGGGGAGATATGAAGAAAGTAAAGTTACCTACTATAAATAAAAAGAATTTTCCTTATGACTTAGTACAAGTGATATGGGAAGATATCGTTGGAGATGCAGGCTGGGCTGAGATTCCAGATATTAAAAATGCTAGCACAGCAATATGCTGTAGTTTAGGATACTTAGTATTTCAAGACGATAAGAAAACTGTTATCATGTCAGATTTTATATTTGAAGATAATGGTAAAGTAAAAACAGGTGGTGGTTATACTGCCCTCCCAACAACAAACGTTTTACAAATAAAAAAAATAAAAACATAGGAACAATATGGAAACTAAATTTGACCCCAAAGCTAAAGTTAAGCAAGGTGATATAAGTTCAGCTCCTGATGGAAAGCAACCGAATCAACAACCAGGTAATTTAAAAATTACTTATGGTAAAGAAGAACGTGCTATGGAAACTCAGGATGGTAAGTTTGATTACTTTGAGCCAAAGAAATTCAGAAGTCAATTAGATGCTAACTTTAATACGTTAGCTGATGAAAAGGATTATTAATGTCTGATAAAGATAAATACATTAAGCATAAAGATCCTATATATGATAAAAAAATAAATAAGAATACTAAAAAATCTAAAAAACTTAAAACTAAAAATACTAAATTTTACGGATACACTAATATAAAAAAATATTAAGGAGACTAATATGGACATAATGAAAAGATACAAACATGGTGAACTTTCTGCAGATGTGGCTAAAGTTAAAAATGAAAAATTAGCTATAGACCCTAACTCGAAAGTTACTCAAGGTGCAACTTCTGGAGACGGAAATGATAAGCCAGGTGCTAAATCAAAAGTTGACCCATCTATCTTTAGAATGGCTGAAGAAAGAGACTACTAGTCATGGCACTAACTGATAAGAAGTATGCTAACGAACATCCTAAGTTTACTATGTTCGATAAGTATAAACAAGATAAAGATTCTTTAGTTGGTGCTAGAGCTGATATATCTCAAAAAGATATTGACTTATCTAAATCTAA